GTGGAGAATAATACTCATTATTAGAAGAGAATAATAACATAGAAGCAGCATATAGAAATTCAGTAGTACTCATTGTACTAGACAATATATTAAGTTGTTTAGTACCTGATAGTGCTACTATATCATTTTCATTAAATTCTTGAACATATTGGTCTTCGATATATCTAGTAGTAAATGCATAAACTTCAAAAGGTATTTTTATTTGTTTACAGAATAATACTAAATTTAGTAATTGTTTAACTGTATTATTTAAATTATTTGTCATTGAACCTGACCAATCAATGAACATAATAAGTCCATGTGATTTTCCATTAGGAACTACACTAATTTTTTTAAATATATCATCTGCAAATTTATAAGAGAATAATGCATTTTCATTTAATTCTCCTGTTTTTGCTATAGAAGTTCTTTTAAGTTGTTCAGCATTTTTTTTAAGTTCAAATTCTTTTACCAGATAAGCTACTACTTTTTTAGAATCATTTTTAAATGTTTGGAAATCTTGTTTTATATTTGTTGGTATAATATATCCATTAGTTATAAATTTATTATGGAAGTGTTTATAATCATCCCAAAGTTTATCATGAGTAACAATCATTTTAGAAAGATTAACATCTGGAACATTTCCATAATAATATTTTGTACCATCAGAAGAATATAATTTTTTTTGATTTTCTGAAAAGAACTTATCGGTCAATGATTCGATAGTATTTTCTTCTTCATCTTCATAATCATCATTTTCTTCATCATCGTCTTCATCACCTTCATTTTCTTCTTCTTCATCTTCACTGATTAAGAAAATTTCTTCTTCTTTATTTGTTTCAGCTTCTTCGTTAAGGTAATCCATAATTTTTTTGGTGACAATTAATACGTCATCAAAAGATTCGGTTGAATCCACATCATTAATCAATTCTAATTCTGTATCATTATTAAATTTAATATTAGAAGAAACTCCTAATTTAAAATACATATTAGTTCTATCAATAAAATTAAGAGAATTTATATCTATATTTTCAGTACCAAAAAAGTTTCTATTAGTAAGGTCTTTATATCCAAGTATCATTGGTTGTTTAAGACCTGGATATTTAATTTTCATTTTTCTTTCTATACGAGCATCTTCAACCACATTCAAAACTGAATGAGTTAATTCTAATTCTGGAGATTTAATTAGACCTTCTTCTGGAGTATAGAGGGCATGACCGACTTCATGTCCAACTAATAAGTCATATAATTCTGAAGATATATTAGAATCAAGAGTAGGAATAACTAATATTCTATTTTTGACATCAAATGAAGCAGTTCTTACGTTTCTTTGTTCAACGATAAGATTTTCTGTAGCCATTAATTTAGCTAAAATTGATTTAGATTGTAACAATTCCATGATATAGTCTCTTGATTCATAATATATGGTACATTATACCATTATTTTCAATAATGTCAAGTATTTAAGGCAATAAATTTGGAAATGCTTCTTTAATAAAAGCATAATCTAATCCTTCAACACCTAAATCTTTATTAAATATACCCATAACAACTTCTGCTTCTCTTGGTTCTATAGCTTCAAGAAATTGTGTTAATAATTCATTTCTTTTAGCAACAGATAAGTTTTCTGCACCTGCATCGCCTTTTCTAAAGAGGTATAATCTTCTCATTTCAGTAGATAATTGTGTATTGCCCATTCCTGGAATTGTATCTTTAGGTAGATATTGGTCAGGAATTTCTTTAACCAGCCATTGGTAATCTGGATGGTAAGCTAATAGAAATACATCAGTTAATGCTTTAGAAAGGTTTCTTTCTACCACATTCATTTTTGTTCTTTTAGTGGGTGCTGCATCAATTTCATCTAGCACTTCATATATATTTTTCATTAAAATTTATCCATTTCGTCAATTAAGTTTTTTAGTTTATATTGAATAAAATAATTCAATAGATTTTTGCGAGGAACCGCTTTAGTTTCTTCATAGGTATGTATAATATTTTGTTTAATATTTGTTGGTATAAATGTTAAATCTATTAGCATTTGATTTCTGATAAAATTAGATTTAGTATATTCATCGGTATAATCTAAATGATTTTCGGACAATAATTTTTCAACAATTCCTTTGGTCATAGATTTTTGTTTAATTTCTCTTGCGAAGCAATCTCCAGAAGATAATACATTAGGTATACCATCACCCCTATCACCTCTAAGAATTTTCTCTTTTAATTCAACAGCAGGATTTTCTGATTTTATAAATTTCTTTTGTGTAGGGTTATATTGAACAACATTTTTATATTTTTGTAATTGTAAGAAGTCGCCATCACTAGAAAGTATAAGAACTTTTTGTGAAGCTGCATATATTGGGGCTAATGTTCCGATGATATCATCTGCTTCAGCTGAATCAACTTCAATAACTTTATAAGGAAAATTATCTTTCAGTTCTTGTTTAAATTTAGAAAGCAATTCAAAAATGATTTTCCAATCCAATTCTGATTTTTCTCTAGTTTTTTTCCTAGAGGCTTTATAGAATGGAAAATATTCTTTTCTCCAATAGGTTTTATTATCGCAACAGATAACTACTTCCCCATATTCTTTTCTAAATTTATTTACATGACCTTTTATAATATTTAATACTAGATAACGAATAGTAGTTTCATCTAATTTAGCGGGGAAAGCAGTTTTAGAAGTAAGTTGTGACATTATACCAGCAAGTAAAACTTGATTTAAATCTATTAATATCATTTTTATAATCCAAAGATTTATGTGAATAATAGATTATATCACATAAGATGTATTATGTCAAGTTAAATTGTTTCTTCTATAACAGAATCAAAAAATAGATGGGAGGTTGTTGTTTTGCGACCAATTATGCCATAGAATCCACTTTTGACTAGATGATGTAAATAAACCACGGGGTCACTTAGGATTGCGGTAAATCTATCTTCAACAATCATTTCATCTTTATCGGGTTCTAGGAATAAAATTTCATAATTTTTACCGAAAGAAGCTTCACCTAGACCTTCACCTGGGTCGTGGTAACAAAAAGATTCAATATGTGTATGATGTTCTTTTTCTGGATGGGGTGAGAATATAAATCCATCATATGGAGATTCTGCTAACTGTCTTATTTCGTCTAGTAAAGCCATATGAATCCTTATAATTTGACATGGTTTCTGTGTATTTTGCAGCTAATGATACCGTTATACCACAAATCAGGAAACTCAAGAACTTTATGAGAAAATTGTTCTCTAGCTTCGATATATGATAATGTACCTTTAGATGCACAATAGTATAAAATTTCACGGGTAAAGTTATCTTCACCTAATAATGTAACGTCATTTTGTAATTCTAAAGAGGAAGACCAATAAGTCTTCCAATCAGATTCAACTTGTTTTTTTACTTTCTTTTTCTTTTTTACACCGGATTTTAATGTAATAGTTTTAATAGAAGATTTGGTAAAGTGTGATAATTTTTTACCAATGTATCTTCTATTATTAGTTTTATTTGTAATGAGATAAACAAAACCAACACAATCTGGTAATTCTAGAACTTCGGAATTATTAAAAGTCCACATAGGACTAATCCCAATCTTCTTCTTCTATTTCATCATCTTCTACAAATTCTTCAGAGATTTCTTCAATGAGTTCTCCACAGAAGGGGCAATGTTCGGGTATTTCTTGAGATACCATTTCTACTTGATACTCCACACTAAAATAGGATTCACAATTATTACATTCCCCTTTTATATTTTTTGTTATCATTTGGTTTATCCATGGTGACTTTGTTGACCCTTTGTAATTCTCTTATATGGGGCCATGCCCTTTACATATCCGGTAGGTATTATTTCATCAGGATAAAAATATTTATTTTTAATTCCATCGTTGAAACATAATTTTCCTTCCACATAACTATTATTTTTGAAATTATGATTTTCTGGATTTTTTCTGGTTGGATTATTATCTCCTTTCCACCTTTCAGAGTTATCTTTTCGTTCTTTATCAGAAAGTTTTCTAATAACTAATTCTCCAGATTCATACCGTTTTGTTCTTGTTTCTATTGCTTTTAATTTAGTTTGTTCATCATACATAGGATTATCTAATTTCATCGCATTAGAATATGATTTTTTCATATTTTCATATTGCTTGGCACTAAACATCCTTATTTGGTATTTATTACTATTTTTCATCATACCAAAAGCATACATCAATTTGGTATTTTTTGGATAAATCTTAGTTAATATATAATGAGCCAAATAATGTTCTTTTGCTGTTAATATACACATATTATCATATTCATTATTTCCACCTAAACATTTTGGAATAATATGGTGATTTTCTACGTAATTTAATTCTCTAGGTTCTTTTCCCCTTTGGCAAATCAATTTGTATATATTATTATAATTCATATTAATTACGAGTGGCAAGCTATACATTCATCTTTACTAACATTTACACCGGATTCTGAACGAATATAGTATAAAGATTTGATGTATGGGTCTTTGAAAGCCAATTTATGAACCTCACTAATATATGATTCATCTTCATCAGCACTAAAGAATAAATTGATTGATTGTGCTTG